CCATGCCCGAACTGGAAATGGCGGTCAACGTCTTGCCGAGATTCGCGGACAATGCGGTAGCGGCTTCCGAAGACCTTGCGCCAATCGTGTTCTTGATGCTGTTCCACGCGCGGTCTGCCGTGACGGGCATGGCGGCGAACTGCTTTTCGATGGCTTCGGCGTTCTCAAGCACCGTATCGTAGAGCGCTTGGCCGCTGATTGAACCTTCCTTGCCCAACTGTTTCAGATCGCCTACGGAAGCGTTGAGATGCTTGGCGAGCATTCGTGCGATTTGCGGCGAGTTCTCCATGATGGAATTCAACTCGTCGCCGTTGACGATGCCCTTGCCCAACGCCTGTGTAATCTGACGCATGGCACTGGACGCTTCCTGCGTGGATGCGCCTGTGCTAATCATGTTCATGTCGAGCAGTTCGGTGAACTTCGCAGCGTCGCCGTAATTGGTCACGACTTCCGGCGCGAGCGTGCGGAGACGTGCCGCGGACTGGATGAAATCGTCCGTGGTGACGCCGACCTTGTTCGCGTATTTCAGCGACGTTTCGAGCGAGCTTTTATAATCTCCGGTGGCGCCTACCGCGTTTTTCAGCATGGCGGTGGTTTGACCCCACTGGTTGCCCATTTCGATGATGTCGGACGTGACGGTTTTGACGGCCTTGCCGACCGATGCGACCGCGGCGATGGCGGCGGCGGCGTTCAGATACTTGCTGAGGTCGAGGTTTGCGAAGCCGTTGCCGAAAGCGTTGGCAGAACGCCGTCCGCTCGAACCGAAGGAGGCGAACACGCCGTTAAGCGCGTTTTTCACGCCGCCTTGCAGGTTGAGGTTCTTATTGAACGAGCCGGAAAACAGTCTGGACATGCCCAAGCCGTGCGAAGCGAAAAGTCGGCTTGTGCCGGATGCCAGTTTGGGCTGGATGGCGGGGGTGAGTACCGCGCCCTTGCTTGCTTTGACAAGTGCGGACTGCAAGCCTTCCAACGATGGGAGTACTTGTATCCATGCGGTCGCGATGCTACCCTTTGCCATCTGCTATTCCTTTCGGCGAAGACCCAACGCTTTGTCGATGTCTTCAGTGTTCATCGAATCGAGTTCGTAATCATCCTCCTTCTTGGTGTTCTTCTGGTTTTCCGGCAATACGCTTTTCGGTTTCCGTCCCTTGCCGGAGTAGGGGGCGAGCGTTGACTGTTGAATGATGTCGAGCAGTCGAGCGACCGCGCCGAACGTGCCTATCAGTTTCGCCCGTTCCAATATGGTGTATTGTCTTGGGCTACCGTATTGGCTTGCGAAATCAGCCAGTATTTGGATGTCCCACTTGTCTGGGTTTATCGCATATGTCAGTCTTTCGACTGTGATTCCGTAATTGTCGGTAATTTTCCCGACAAGTATTCCCATGCGTCGATGATGTCGTCGTCAACCGCGTTCATAAGCTGTTCGTACTTGGTTTCGGTCAGAACGTCCTGCATGAGCTTGTCGATGAGCCATACGGTTTCCACGCTGTCTTCCATGCTGTCGCTGTGGATGGCTTGCTGGAATTTGCGGTTGCGTAGGAGTTTCGCATAGGCGTCCGCCCATCCGTCGTTGAAGTCTTCGATGGTGATGGTGGGTTTGCGTTTTGCCATTGGGTTTCCTTTCGTTGTCTTTCTATATAAGGATACCCCACATGCCGGTCAATCGATGAGGGCATGTGGGGTATTGTTCGGCTGTCACAGTGGGACAAACCCGCTGGTTAGCCGAAGCTGCCGTTTGGACTCTGATTGTCAACAAGCTCTTCCGAATCGTGGTTGGCATCCGAGTTTGGAGAGCTTGCGTAACCGTTTCGAGCGCTGTCGCCATCGCTCGTGTTTTCAACAGTGGATTTCAGACGAACATTGCGCCTTTCGACAGGGTGGTCAACCTCACCGTTCGTCGTTTTCCCACCTCCTTCAGCCACCGTCGTATCGGCGGCGGCTGTAAGGCGTTGAGTTGGATGGCCTACGCTTTTTTTGCTGGGATGGTGATGTACTGAGTCTGTGCGGGCTGGTTGGCGGTCGGATAGGCGGTGATGGTGAACTCGAAGTTCACGAGAGCCGTATGCACGTGGCTGATGTCGCCGGTGATGAGGAAGGTTGCGTCGGCCATCACGTTACGCCGCTTGCGACCACCCTTCAGCATTTCGTCAATGACGATGACATGATGCTCGATGTCGCCGGCCTGTTCCTTGACGGTGATGGTGCCGGCCGCATCGGCGGTTGCCTGTTTGACCTCCACATTGGCGGAGCCGTAGGCGACCTTAAGCAGGTCTTCGTTCAGAGCCTCGATGCAAGTGCCCGTCCACGTCTTGGAGAAGGTCGGGTCGGCCTGTGCGACGGTATCGCCGCCGGCGGCCACAATATCGTCACCGGGTTCAAACGACGCGGGTTCGGTCAGGCCGTCTTCGGACAGGTAGCCAAGGCCGACGAATGCCTTGTCCAGTCCGGTGGTGGCGTCGGTGGGGACTGCGGTGCCCAGTGGGGCGACCCAAATATAGCCGGACTTGTTGGCACTGGTGCCCGGCTTCGAGAATGTCACGTTTGCGGAAGACTGCATTACGCCCATCTCAATTCCTTTCGTTGTTGCGTTCAATCAGTGGATGGGCGGCGTCTCCGCCGCCCATGTGTGTGGATGATGTCACTCGGTAGCGTGGGTGATGGCGTAGAACTTGCTGGTTCCGCCGATGAAGCCCCAGCCGATTGCGACTTCGGTGCGGAGCATCACCTTGTTGACTGCGCCCAAGTCGCCTTCGAGGGAATTATCCGGGTTGCCGGAGTCGAACACTTCGATGCCGGACAGCGGGATTGCTCCCCAGACGAAACGGTTGGCGAAGTCGCCGATGACCGCATCGAGCACCTTATTGGTCAGCTGGCCGGAGCCGGTGGCCGCGGCGGTGTCGGACACGGTGTTGGAGGCTGCGAGTGTGACGCCTCCAAGGTTGACCATGTTGCCGATGAGCGGGACGTCGGCGGCATACTGGGTCGGCGTGCCAATGGTGGTGAGACCGTCACCGATTGCGGCCAGATAAGCGGAGGTGGTGACGCCCTGTGCGGATGCGTCGCCCTGTGCGGCGACCTGTCGCACCGCCTGCTTGAACGCGGTGGCCGCTTCCGCTCCGGTGCCCGGCGTGTAGCTGATATCTCCGGCATCGGAGAGCGCGTATCCGTTGGTGCGCGCGACGGGGGACGCGTCCTTGGTTGCCGGGTTGACGCCGAAGATGGGTGCGAAGTCGAGGGCGCGGCTGATTGCGCGGTTCACGTATGTGCGGTACTGGTCGAGGATTCCGGCCTGATACGGCTGCGCGAGGATGCTCTGAAGCATGGTCTGCGGGGAACCGGCGCGGAAGGTGGCGTCGGTCGGATTGTAGGCGCCGTCAACGCCGAACAGCTGGAGGAACTTCTTCGGGAAGCGATAGGAGATGTAGAAGGTGATGGGGTTGATGGTCACGACACCGTTGGTGGCATCGTTGGAAGACTTCTTCTTTTCGGCTTCGGTCTCGCCGGTGGCGCCTTCGCCGAAGATGCCCATTTCGCCGGAGAAGTCGATGGTCTGCATCTGGGTGCCGATGAGGTCGATTGGGGTGCTGTTGGAAATCTTGGCGATGGCTCCGGCTGCGGGCTGGTTGGAAATCAGCTTGCGATCAACGAAGCCGGGCTTCAGTTCGATTGTCGCTAGGGACATGACTGCCTTTCGTGGTTGAGGTGGATGGTGTCGGCCTTCTGCATGGCCCCGACTCGGCCTCTACCACGATTGTTTCCGGCTGTGTGCGCCTCGACCCCACGGTCGCCCGTGGGTATGCCCTGCATTGTTTAACGACTGTGCTGGGCGGTTCAAGTCGGTACGTTTTTGTGGAGATGGTCGGTCTTGGCATGATGAACGAAGCTCTGATTGTCTACCGACTATCTCCAAGACATAGCATAACACCCCGTCTGACTTTCGTCAAACGAGGTGCTGTGCAAACCAGAATCACAAGAGAGGAGCTACACATTGCTGCATAACGGTATTTATTCTACCACCTTCTCGTCGCAGTTCGTGTTCGGCGTGTCGCGGGACTTGCTATGTGGTCCGATTTGGCGCGGTTGCATTGCATATGGGCGGGCACGAGATTGTCCATCCTGTCGCTTCCGCCAGCAGCGCGCGGTATCACATGGTCTGCCGTGAACGCCAGCGGATGCGCGGTGTTACGGCCCCAGTAGAACGGTTCGCCGCAATAATAGCAGGGCGCTCCCGTCCGTTTGGTGCGTTCGCGTAGGATGGCGCGGTTTCGGTGGTAGAGTCCCGTATCCTTGCCCATCAGGCAATCACCTCCCTGACCTTGCGCTCCTTCGGACGGTTGACGCCACGATACCATGCGGCGATGCTGACGCCCTTCAAGCCCGCCGTGGTTTCGGTCTTGCGTATCGGCGCGAACTTCCACTGGTCATCCGAACCGGATTTGAGCTTCTGCGCGTTCTGCACTTCGGCGGTCAGCTGCGGATTGTTCGTATGCTTGAACCGTCCCTCGTTCAACAGGTCGAGAAATCCTTGCTGCGAGGCGAGGAATTCGGTGCCGGTCAATTGGATGACGTTCAATCCGCGGGGGAGCATGTCCTTTATCGGATTATTCAATCCGCCAGCGTCCAAGATGAGTGTGGTCTTTCGTGGGCGCGTCTTCAGCTCGTCCGTGACCCACTGCCATGATTCGGTGGTGGGGCGTTCGTCCACGATTTCGCCGATGATGTACGCCCACTTGTCGTAATGCTGCGAGCCGACCGTCACCTCTTCGGTGTTGGCGGCGACGGACAGGGCGAGCGTGCTGGTTGTCGGGTCGAAGGTGAGCGCGTAGACGAGCGTGTCGCGGTCATGTTGGAGGTCGGAGTATGCACTGTCCCACAAGTCCATCGGGATTGCGGGAGGAATGCTGTCCGCCCACCATAGGCCCAAGTCTTGGATGCGGAAGTCGATGAGGCCGTCCGCTCCACCCTGTTTGGCTATCGCCACGTCGGTGAGGAACGCTTCGCGTGGAATCACGTCGGGATAGAGCGGGTTGGTTAGCGCCCACAATTGCTCGTCTTCGATGTCCGCCGTCTCGTCGTCGATGCCGTAGCGTACCGCATATGACATGTCGTCGTTTTCGGCGTTGTCGAGGAACGTGTTGAACGTGTCTCCAATGGATGAGGGGAGGAACGGCGTGCCCGTGTAGATTATCATCGCCATTCTGCGCGTCTTCAGCGTCTTGGTAATCATCGCCTCGTATTCGGAGCGGAGTTCCTGCGCCTCATCGAAGATGACCAAATCGAACGTGCCGCCCATGCCAGCGGAAGCGCTCTTGCGGGAGCGGAATCGGACGAACGCGCCGTTTTTCAACTGTAGGCGCTCGCGGCCCATGGTGGTGCTGAAGTGCGTGACTTCGGCTTTCAGTTCGGGGTTCGAATCGATGGCGTCTTTCAAATCCTCCATGATTTTGTTGGCGGCAATCTGCTCGTGCGCGGTGACGAGCACGTTCAGCCCGAGCACGAACAGATAGTAGAGGATTGGGGCGGTGAGGATTTTCGTCTTGCCGTTCTGACGCGGCATGTTCAATGCGACACGCTTGTATTTCCAAGTGCCGTCCTTCTTGCGTTGGAAGGCGTCGTTCAGGAATTCGACTTGGAACGGGAGGATTGCGTTTCCTCGACCCCAGTTCACGTATTCTGCGGCCATGATTGCCACGTCGGATGTGGGGCGGACGTTCGCCCTCCAATTTGGATTCTTCACCAGCATGTCACACCACCTGATACTTCTTGAGGATGTCCGCGTCAGCGCCCTTGCCGTAGGCGTCGCCGATTGACGCGATGTCCTGCGCGGTCTGCGGGAACGTGAGGTCGTAGTCGAGGGTGATGCCCAACGGCTCGAACACCGCGTTCAAATCCTGTTTGATGATGTAGGTTCGGCTGACGAAGCTTTCACGGTTCGACACCAACGATTGGGTGGCCGCTCCGAGCGTGTCCAGAATCTGCGCGTCCTGCGGCGGGAGTCCGGTTTCCATCTGGAAGCTCAGCGCCGTGTTTTGTAGGAGGGTTTTGAGCTGTCCGTTATCCCATTGGCTGAGTCGTTTGACTTCCGGCCGGACGATGGTGTCGTGGTCGTCGTTGGCGTCGAATTTCGTCCAGTCAGCTGGACTCTTGCTCGGGTCCGTTTTGATTACCACGTCGGGGGAGGTGCCGACCACGACTGGTTCGGGTAGCATGAGATGTTCGAGGTTTTGGGAGATGAGTCCTTCGATGACCATTGCACGCTGTGCCAACAGTACGGCTTGGTCGGTGACTGGCGCGTGGCTGAGGGTGAGGCATCGGAGGTTTTCGTCGATTTCATCGGCGTTCTCGTCATAGCAGCGTCCGTCCAAGCCTACCGCGGCCACCTTGTCCAACTGTAGGCCTGCGGATGGGAGGTAGTCGGTGCTGAGCGGGTCGCCGTCCTGCATGAGGAAGTAGGAGTTGACGCCGCCGACCGCTTTGGAGAGGATGCGCGTGAAGCTGCGTTTACCGACCGCGCTGAAGTTGGTGACGCGCACGCGCATGGAGTACGCATTCTTAACGAGTTCAATCCATGGGAATGAGATTGTCTGTTCGTCCACGATGGTGAGTGTCATGAGCGTTTCGCTTCCTTCGCTACGAGTTTCTGAAGAGTGGTTTTCGGCGCTTTCGCGGCGGTGGTCTTGCTTTTGTGCGAGTCCACTTTCACCGCTTCGTCGAAGTTTTTGGTCATGGTCATGAGCAGTTGCATGAAGCTAACGTAGTTTCGCTGCGCGTTGCTTGCCATGCTCATATAGTATTCGCGGTCGTCGTCGGAGGTTTCGGCTTTCCGCTCGTACTCTTCCATGTCCGAGTAGGCTTTGTCGATGAGTCCGTTGACCTGTTCCATGCGGCTTGAGAGGGCTTCTTCAGTCTTCCCTGCCATGAATCCTCCTTAACTGTTCGGCCATTTGGCGACGTTGTTCTCGGCACCATCGTACCATTTCGGTTTTCATGATGGCGCGGCGCGTCGGGCTTTCATGGCATTGACGGTCGATGTTGTTGATGGTTGGCGTCATGTGAGGCTGTTCCTTACGTAGATTTTGCAGTCGCATCCGGCGTGTCGCGCCCAGACGCCGTAATGGTTCGCGTCGTATGGGTGCCATATTCCGCACCGTTCGAGACACCATTGGCATGTTTCGCCTACGGATTCGCGCACGACTTCCGTTGTCGAGTCGACGGCGAACAGGTTAGCGGTCGCCTCCTGCATCGGCTGCACGGCCAGTTCGCGCTTGTATTTCGCAAGGAAATCCCTGACTGTTTTTTCGGAACGCTGCTGGCTTGTGAGCCATCCGATTTTCTTGCCAAAGGCGTCGGAGTCGAGCCGTTTCAATCCCAGTCCAGCGGATTTTTCGGCGACCTGCTTCCAGATGTCTCCCAAGACCTTGCCGGCCAGATGTTTGTCTCCGCTGGCTGCTGCGGCTTGGGCTTGCTTGACTTGCTCGTCGGTGATGATGTCTTTTGCGGCCGGTGAAAGTATTTCCATGAGGTCTTCGACCGACTCCTGTGTGCTCTTCAACTCAGGTACTCCAACTGGTAGTCGTAGACGGTGGCCGTGCGTCCGTCTTTGGTCGGCTGCACGTCGGTGGTGTTTAGCAGTGGCGCGCCCATGATATCCCACATGCTTTGGTTGTACCAGTCGGTCAGGGCGTCGCCGATTTCGGCGCTGAGCGTGTTGTCGGTTCCGCCTGAGAGTTCGCGTGTCACCACAGTGATGGCGATGTCCAAGTGTCGGATGTATGGGGTGATGTCGGACGCGTTCTGGCGTGTGACGATGATGAGCGGATACTGGCTGGTGTTTTTCACGGTCGGATACTTGCCGTATACGCGCATGTTGAGCCGTTGGGCCAGTCCGTTGATGATGTCGTTGACGATTTCATTGTCTTTGCTCACAGTCCGAATCCTTTCAGCGTGTCGCCGGAATGGGGTGTCTTATAGTATTTGATTTCCGTTCCGGCTCGACGTGTTCCGTTGAATGTGCTGAGCGTGCGGTATGTGGTCATGGATGGCTGTCTACCACTGTATGAGTCCATTCGCAGCTGTGGCATGATTCGTGATGCGACGCGGCGTGACTCCTGTTGGAATCCCGCCGACTGCATCACGAGGTTGGTCGCCGCGTTCGGTGCGGCGACCATGATTTTGGCGCCTTTGAGTCTTGCCATCAGTATTGCACCTGCTTCGCGTTGAAGCTCCATTTGAACGGGTTGAACATGACCATGTTTTCGGGGTCGATGGGTGGTTTGATGGAGGTGACGTGGTAGGTGTTTCCGTGGTATTCGAGTTCGCCGCTGTCGATTTCGGGTGGCGTGTCGGGTGTGGTGACGTGGATGGTGAGCGAGTTCACTTCGGTCATGTTGTCGAATGTGCCGGTGTCTTCGCTTGTGGTGTTCGCGGTCACGATGCCTTTGACGGCGTGTTGGCCGTCGCCGGTGGTGATGGTGATTTCGTGTGTTTTGAGTCCGTAGTGCATCAGAGTTGGAACCTTGCTATGGTGGCGCGTCCGACGCCTAGTTGTTTGAGTTGGTTGCTGGTGAAGAACACGTCGTCCATGTTTCCTCGCCATTCGCCGGTGAAACTGTAGCCGCCCGCCGTTTGGGTGAATGTTTTGAACGCGCTCAGGTCGGTGTCGCTTTCGGACATGGATTCCTTGCGGCTCACGTCCTGTGCGACGCTGACGCCGATGATGTCCGCGACCATTTGGCGGGTGAGCGGGTCTTCCGTGACCTGCTTGTCCAAGTCGTCGCCTTGGTTGCGGTACATCATGCGTAGCACGTTCGATGCGGCCCCGCGTTTGCGTTCCTCATAGTCCACGAGGTCGATGGGCACTTTGTGGCGTAGGTACACTTCGGTGTCTTCGACGGTGGCGAGCGGCTTCAGTTCGTCGGTCAATCCTTTTCCTTCCAGTCGTACATCGCGAGTCCCAGCTGCAATAGGCGCTCGGCAAAACGTTTTACCAGCTTGTCCTTCTCGTTTTCGTCCAACTCAGCTGGCGAGTTCACCACCACGTCGTCGTCGATGATTGAGAGTGTCGCCGGAACGTTTTCGTCGCGCATCACCATGCTGACGATTCGGATGTCACGCATGCGCCGCACCCATCCAGTCGGGGGTCTTGGTGGCCGGTTCGACGGTCACTGGCGTAACGCGCGTGCGGCTGTTGATGCTTGCCGCGAGCTGCTTCTCGAACTCGTCGAGACGCGTCTCATCTTCCGGCAGCAGTTCCGCGCTCAGACCGTACTGTTCGGCGATGGCATTGCGCTTCGCCTGCAACAGGCCAAGGCTGATGCCCTTCTCGCGGGCCTCATTGACTCGCGCTTCGGTTTCCTCTGCTAGTTTTCGGGCGTCTTCGGCTGCTTTCTGGGCCGCTTCGAGCTTTTCGCGTTCCTTGGCGAGCTTTCGGCTGATGATGGCGTCAAGCTGGGCTTGGGTGATTGTCGGCTCCTGCGCTGCGCTTCCAGTCGAGCCTTCAGGGCCTCCCATTCCGGTACCGGTCGCATTCGGTTCCACTCCTTCCACTAGTCGGATTCGCTGATTCAAGTGTCGTTTGAAGTTCATACCAGTCTTTCCAATCTTAACCGCATCGTGAGTTCCACGATGTCCGTAGCAGCATTATACGCCCTGCGTAGGTCCATTCGCGCTTTCAGCGTCTTCGGATTGTCGAAGTCGTCGGGCAGCGCCGCAAGATGCCGTCCGAGTTCTTCTTGGATTGAGCGGGCTTGGTTCTCAATCGTTTGGATGGGTGCAGTCAAGTGCCATCTCCTTCTTGTAGGTTGCGACCAAGCAGTCATGTTCGAAACCGCCTTCGTCAACGGTTTGAATCGTCGTGTAATGCACTGGCGTGTTCGCGTATTCGCAGAACCATGCGAACGCGAGCATGACAGTCACCATGATGGCGATTGCTCCGCGTGCGACTGTGAGGAACGTGTCATGCATTCGTGCTCCTTTCCTAGGGTTTTTCCGATGATGGCGCATGCCAGTCCGACGATGCGCGTGGTTCTTATTCTAGTCCGATATGCGAACATGATTCGGCCGTCTTCGACCACAGTGCATGCGGCTAGGGTTCGTCCGCATCGCGGGCATTCGTAGACGCATGCCAGCCCGCGTCCGGTGGGGCGGATTGCCACGTCCGCCCCATGCCGTGCGCCGGTGGCGCACAATCGTCCGATTGGATGCGTCACGCGGTTTCCTTCACGCTCTGCCAGATGCGTTCGATTTCGGCGTCTCCGAGTCCGCTGACGTGGCCGCGGAGCACGAGTTCGTCGTGGATGTTGGCCTCGTTGTCCTCATGGTTGTGGAGGCGTCCCCAAGCCCACCTGTAGAGCGTGTCGTTTCGGCGTCCTTCGGGCACCGGCGAGAGGTCGGGTCGTCCGTCGCGCGGCGCGTTCCCCTTGGCTGGCGCCGGTTTCGGCATGGGTTTGACGCCGTAGCCATGTCCGACGAGCCAGTTGAGCAGTCCGATGGGTGCTTCCTGCACGTCGGTCTCGTCGCCTACCAGCTGGTAGAATCCGATGCCGTCGATGTTGGAGCCTGCGCCGAGCACGTATCCGCGTCCGTCGACCTTCACGTCGACGGGGATGCCGTCAGCGTGGTTGGTGTTCTTGAGTTTGCCTGTCCAGCCTTCGGGGAGCCTGTAGTAGGCGTGGATGCCGCCGTGGGTCGGAGTATGCACCATGAGGGTGGGTTTGAGCATGGGTCGGAGGATGTCGTATCCGTGGCGGCTGTGGTCATCCTTTGGCGCGTCCATGTCGATGATGATGTTGCCGGGTTGCGGGATGACGGCGTACACGTCTCCGGCGCCGATTTCCACGACATCCTCCTGCTTGCCGTTCTTCCAGTTGCGGACGGCTTTCGGATTGTTCGGGTCGGTCGGCTCCTTGTGGAATTTGAAGCCTTCGGGCGCTTTGACGTTGACGATTTCGCCGTCTTCGAGGAGACGCCGTTCCATGTCGGTCTGGGCTTCTGGAACGGGCAGGTGTTCGAGCAAGGGGAGGCGGGTTTCGCCGAGTTCCTGCTCGTAGCGTTCGCGGTAGGGGGCGAAACGGTCTTCGTCGATGACGACGCGGACTGAGCAGACCTTTCCGTCGATGCGCTTGCTGCGCAGTCCGACGCCGAGCATCTTGTACATGTCGCCGCTGACGTGGCCGGGGTATGGGCAGAGGCGCGTGTCGGCGTAGCCGTTCTCGCAGATTTCGTTGACTATCCACATGGTGCGTTCGTCCAGCTCCTGCTCCGAGTCGTTGAAGCTGATGTCGCGGTGGATGTCGTCGTCCAACGGCTTGTCGGCCCAGAGGATGGCGCTCGCGAGCATGAACGGGGTCATGCCGTACTGGTCGATGAAGTCGGCCAATGGCTGCATCTGCTGTGGGGTTTTGCGTCCTGCGAACATGACGGGCACGAGGCGGCGCATGTTGGCGTCGCCGTTGCCGGTCGCCAATGGATGGTTGCTTGCGATGACGAGCGTGGCCTGCGAGCGCACGTTGACGCTGTTGCGGCCGACGCCTCGCGCGTGGATGGTGTCGCCTGTGGCGATGCGTTTGATGATGCCCATGTCCTTGTCGGTGAGCATGTCGCCTTCCTCGTCGTACACCCAGTAGCGGCCGTCGAGTTTCAACGCTTCGTTGCCGCTTTCGAACACGCTGGGCGAGTTGAGGGCTTTGATGCCGATGCCGCTGGCCTTGTCGGGGTAGGCGTCGCCCAATCGTCCGAGGAGGAAGCTTTTGCCGTCGCCGCCGTGTCCGTAGAACACGTAGAAGAGATGCTTGTACGGTTCGAGGAACGGGGTGGCGAACATGCGGAGGAGGTTTTCGCGGCTCGCGTCGTCGGCGGTGAGTTGGGCGATGAACCTGTTGGCCTGTTCGACGAGTTCGGCGGTTTTCTTACTGTCGTTCAGCCATGGGCTGTTGTCCACGTACAGGTATGCGCCGTTTTCGTCGGCCTCTTCGACCGTGACGGCGTGTTTGCCTTGTGGGTGGAAGGCGGTGTTGCCGAACAGCATTCCGCGGGTGAGTCGTGGGAGTTTGAGTGTCTCGGCACGGAACATGGGTTCGAGGTTGCGGACGGCGTGGTTTCCTGTGGGGAATCCGAATTCTTCGGACAGGCTGGAGATTGGATGCCATGTGTTTGGCATGTCGCCGCCGAGCCAGTTGGTGTCGCGGGCGTACATGGTGTCGCCGTCTTCGCCGAGGCGCAGGTCGCCGTTTCTGAGCGACCAGAAGGCGTCGTAGTAGGCGTCGTCCCAGCGTGGCTTGCCTGTGCTGTCCATGACGGGCATGGCGATGGTTTGGAGTCGCGCGTCGGTGAACGTGTATGTGCTGGTCTGCGCGGCCATGGTGAGGCCGTTGACTTCGCGGGCGAGGCCGTTGGGGATGTTCCGGTATGGCCTGATGTCGAGCGTGGGTGGGTCTTGCGGCTTGTGGAAGGTGTGGCTCATGGTCTTCTCCTGTGGTATAGTTGATTTCAACAGGTTCAATCCTAGCACACTCGCTAAGAGCCTTCTCCTACAGCGTGTCGGAAATCGTTGGTTTCCACAGGAAATGTAGGATGTAGGAAATGTAAGCGGGTGTTCTGGGATTTTTTTTTTTGCATTTTTCGACTCGACCCGACATCCGCATCCCGACGGCGGTACGCGCGCGCGCACGCGTATATATAAATAGTCCAAAAAAAAAATCCTAATACCCCTATTACCTACACCTACATCCTACATTTATTGGGTTTTGGGAGGGTCATCCTCGTGCGCGCGCGTGATACACCACGACACGCCAAAGGTCAAGAAAAGGTACCACTGATTTTGAGCTAAACCTGCCAAAACCCATTACAATTCCTTCACAGAATCTATTGCCCCTAACTTGAGTCGTCCACAGGCTAAGCGTTGGAAATCCGCCAAAACCAAGACACCAGCACGCCATTTGGCCGCTCCTGTCGCACCAGCCACCACCAACAGGGTCGCAGCAGTGGCGAGACGCCTCGAAACCGTTGGAACGACGCCGTAACAACGACATTCGCATACAGCCGTGGATTGCGGCGGGCAGCCATACCAACATGGTCGCCATCCGCCGACCGGCGGTGTCACGCTCGCCTTCGATGGACGTGCGGCAGGCCACGCGTAGACACCATGGCCGCACCTACCGGAGGTGTGCTTTCCATTCGAGTCGAATAAAGGCGTCTCTGAGGCTCTTTCAGCGCTGGAAGGTAAAAGTACTAGGGTTCGGCGTGAAAGCCCGTCCAAGGCCCCAAAGAATGGCTCTCAGATGGGACTATGGCCCGTTCGCTCTCGTCGGCGCAATTGGCAAGGCGTGCGGTGAGGCCCCGGGCGTGTCTTTTTCGGGTACCCCCCCCGGGTATTGGTGGCACGCTCCCCCTGTTGTGGGTTCTGTTGACCGGGTTTACGCATTAACTGCGTTCATGTGTTAACCGTGTTCATGTGTTAACCGTGTTGACTTGTCAACCGTGTTCATTGGTTAACGCGGTTCATTCATTGACGTGGTTCGCTTGGTTAATTGGTATTGAGAACCGTTCTCACGACACGCCGACTTGACGCATGGTGTCAGGTTTGGTATGCTTTAAATATCAACCAAGGAGGTACGAAATGAACAAGGAACCGAGCGGCAAAGGCTACATCCAAGGCGGCGAGGGATTCTTCATCACCTCGACGGGAGAACGCTACGAATACCATAACGGCGAACTCAAGCGGCAGATGTCCGTCCGGCCTTGGCCGCTGCACCGAACCAAACCAACCAGTAACAAACCACAAGGAGTGATTGAAATGAATTACCAAGGAATGTTCGAACTTCAGCCGCTGTATGACGCGCATCAGTCGTTCTACGGCAAAGCGTTCGTTGAACGCTGGAACACCGAAAACGGCACGCAGCTGGTGCTCAAGTCATACGGCACCGTCGTCGCCAAAATCACGCCGGTCAGCGCGTGTGACACCAGACAGGAAATCTTCCGCGTCGAAATCGGCATGCGGTATCTGAGCGCCACGACGTTGCGGCACGTCAAAGAGTTCTTGGCGCAGGCCGACGACGCGTTCAAGGGCGTGACACTGCCGTGGCTGCGCAAGGCCATCAAGGACGCGCGTGAGATTGAAAGCACTGAGTCAGTATGGCGCAAAGTGTATATCCTCGATGAACTGTGACGCGACGGACGCCGAAACACTACGGATAATCGACGGACTGACCGCCTGACTGTCCAGCCCTAGCGGCACACGTGCGGGTTCGAGTCCCGCAAGGGCACGAAAAAACACAAGCCATACTATTAAGGAGTGGTTACGATGGCTGAACGAATTGCAATCATGGGCGGCGAACGGTACGCGGAATGGATTAAGCGCGACGAACAGGCGCAACGCCTCTTCAAAGCGTATTGCGACAGGTGGCCCGAAGGCGACGCGCAATGCGTCGCAATCGGCCGCGAACTCTACGTGCGCTCCAGCGACGGGGACGAAATGCGACGCGTTTACAACACGGGCGATTTCGACAACGAAGAGGAATGGTGCGCGCAATGCGGCACGCCGATTGACGCGGACAGCGGCGACTATTATAGCTGTGACGTTTATGATTGCTGTGCCGTGCTGTGCGAAAACTGTGGGGACGGCTTGACGTGCGACGGCTACTATTGCCCGCGGCATCGCGGAAACGAAACGCTTATGGACGGCAAAGAGGCAGAATACGTCTACCCGTACGCGTACGGGGATGGAGATCAATTCACTTTCGGCGTCGAAATCGAGCTTGAGTCCGAACTGTCCGACGACTTCGTGGAAAACGTGACGGACTCCGCCGTCATTGCCGGTTGGGACAAGGACGCGTCACTGGAACACAACGGGGTGGAATTGCAGTCCAATATCCTCGACATGTCCAAACTGCCAGCCTTGAAGCGTATCGTAGAGGGCATTCCGGCGTATGGCGAGAACGCGGGCGGCCATATCCACGTGGCCCGCACGCCCAACCAATGCGCAAGCCGCTGGTATTGGGCGCTGCGCGGGCTGGACGCATCCCAATGCCGTCTGCTCAACATGCGCCACATCGACGACGACTATTGGTGCGCGCTCAGCCACGGCGAGTACACCGGCAAGCACACGGCAGTCAACGACGAACACGCGGACACTATCGAACTGAGAACGTTCGACTGCTGGTATGCGGGCAGCGCCCATAAGCTTATCCCGGCCGTCAAGTGGGCGCGCGCTATGTGGCGCCTTTTCGAAAAGCACCCCCGCGGCACGGTGACGGCAAGCTTCATCGAGCGTTATTCCTCCTGCATGGCCGACAATGTGACCGACACGCCCTACCGCACGCTCGACGAACGACTCGACGAGGCACACCGTATCAAGGCAGCCATGAAGATGCAAGAGGAATGCGAGCGTAAGGAACGCGCCGCCGAAATCCGCCGCCGCGTCGAAAAGAACGTGAGTGCGTCGCATGCCGCACGCCACAGCCATGGCGACACGCTCCCCGCCACACTCGAATACCGCAGGCATGAGAGCCGCCGCGAACGTGGCCGCAAGCGCGTAGAGGAACGACTGCTAGCCCCCGAACTCTGCTACGCGCTCCCGTCCCGCAACCTGCGCCCGCTGCACCGCTACGTACAGCAGGCCACGGTGATGATCGAGGAGGGCGACAAGTCCCCCATCCTCGACTTCTTCCACCTGTACCACGCGCACAGCGGCGACAACATTTGGAATGGGTATGAGTACGTCAACCGTCATGGCGACACCGCCATTCGAGTGACCGAAAACGTTATCCGTAGCCGTATCGCACGCGCGTCCCACGGCAAGCCGACTGCGGAACCGCTGGAACGTACCGCGTTGCGCCTGCTCAAGCGTGCGGGACGCCCAGAACTGTCCGAACGCTACGCACGAATCCGCAAGCATATCGCGGCCACGCGCGGCAACGCCTGACAACCAATCTTCGGGGGTTGGAACGTCCAGCCCCCACTGTTAGCGAAAGAGGAAAACAACAATGTGTGTCATAGTGACAGCAGTGCCCGGCGCCATGCCGGAACCCGAAGATATTCTAGCCATGAGTGAAGCGAACCCGGACGGGGGCGGTGTCAGCTGGTGGGACGGGGAACGCCTGAGAGTGTTCAAGAACGTTGACCCGTTGAAAGTCGTCGGCTTCATCTACAGCCATTGGCAGCAGTTGCGCGACGCCCCGTGCCTGCTTCACTTCCGTCTCGCCACGCATGGCGCGGTGGAACCACGCAACTGCCACCCATTCCACACGGATAGGGGCTATGTGGCGCATAACGGCATCGCATGGGAATACGAAGTCGGCCCATACGCTTCCGACTCCCGCAACATGGTTGACGCGTGGGTTGAAAGCGGATACGACAATTCCGTGTTCAAGGGTCAAGGGTATGTCGCGCTTATAACCCCCCACGGTTGTCTCAAGTGGCTTGAGGGCGAGCCGGTTGAACTCTCCCGAGGCGTGTGGGTGTCCAACATGTATTGGAGCGTCTGATGAATTTTTCGGGCGTGTCGCAAGGCACGCCCTGATATAATAAACAATGAAATCAAAGAAATGAGGTAAAACAATGAAGCCTTCGGAATACTTTCCCGATAGAGTCGAAACATTCCTAAGCATGCTGCCAGATAGGGCGCTTGAAGCCGGAATAGATGTGGTAACTACCGTAATCGTATACGACGTGGCAATCCCATACGCGGCCAAGGACTATCAGATCGCGCTTGAGTCATGGTTGCAAGGCCGACACGAGGTATGGCAGAGCCGCATAGACGCGTACAAGGCGAACCCGGACGGCAAAAACCTTGCCACCATAGCCAGATACGCAATCAACGAACACACCCCCCACACCCAACAGGACTTCGACGACATCGTTGAACGCGCATACAGGCTCGCAATAGACGAAACGCTAATCGAAAACGAACTCGAAAAAAGGAGGAACAACAATGGCGAACGATAAACGACACGACGTGTTCAGCAGGATCGCGGCAGTGCAGCAGTCCGTGGAAGCCGTGAAACGCACGACTGAGGGATACGGATACAAGTACGCCACGCTGGATAACGTTTGGCAGCTCGTCAAGAACAGCATGACGGAACACGGCTTAGGCTGGACCGCGGTATGCGCAAGCGAGATAGTCGGCGCGGACAGCGACATGCCAACCGTCTACAACACGCTCACAGTAGCCGTCTACGAGTCCGCGCATGAGTGGGAAAACCTCTTGGGCATGGTGGAGCATGGTGAGGCGGTCAGCAGCAGCTACACTTATCCCGCGGCCGCGGCCCAACAAGTGGGCAGCTTCGAGACATACTATCGACGCTATGGCCTAATCCATCTGCTTGGACTGACCACAGTGATGGACGACGACGGCAAAACAGCCGCCCCCCTCCCCCACCCCTCCCTCACAGAAGAATTCAACTGAAAGGAAAAACAATGGCAACCAACATGCTCGAAATCGAAGCGGTAGGCGAAATCCGATTCGTACACATCAAAGACAAGTATCAGTCCGACGCGGCGAAACAGCGCGGCATCGAACCGAACTACCAATTGCAGCTCTCGTTCCCGAAGAACGGTGACGTGCATAAGGAACTCGTCGCGTCCGCGAAACAGCTGGGCGTGCGCGCCAACGGCGACAACCTGCGCTACAAGGACGGCGATTTAATCACCCTCAAGGACGGCACCCAGCCGCAACGCGGCAAGTGGCTCGTCAACCTGTCCTCGAAGTGGAGGCCCAGCATCGTCGACCAGAACGCCAATGATGTGGAACTGACCGAAGAGCCGGGCGACGGCACGCTCGCCAACGTAGCGTTCAAAATCGGCAACACGAAGGAAGGCAAGCTCACCTACTTCCTGACCGGCGTGCAGCTGCTCCGGGTCGAAAAGAACAACACCCCCTCCCCCCATAAGTTCGGTGTGTACACCCAGCTGACCATCGACGATGAGGGCGCCGAAGCACCGGAACCGGAATTCTAACCGCCCATGAACGCGCCAATCCACTACAGCGACGACACGCTGATTGACGCGCTCACCACCTGCCCGAACATCGACCAAGCCGCGCGTGCGCTCAACGTGTCGCGTGGCTGGCTGTTCCCACACGCGAAACGGTTGGAGCGCGAAGGCAGAATCCTGCCGAAATCAATCATGCCAGCATATTTCAGACCGAAGGAAAACGAATGACGAAATTCCTAGACACCCCCCCCGCCAACAGTCGGGTAGGCAACGTGTTCAACATGATGCTCAAACGCAATCTAGGCAGATGGGCTGAATACCGCTCGTACGGGAAACGTACCACCGCGAACGCCATCGCCTGCCATATCCGCAAACACCGCCCCGCATGGACGGAACCAACCGTCGATTACGCTGCGGTCACACGCCGAAAGCCGGACGGCACATACGCGGTATGGGTCAGCGCAGTACGCATCAAGGAGGGCGCCAATGACGAAACTGAATAACCACAAGCCGGAACCATTGGAGTCGGCTATCCAAAACCGTCTCATCAAAGTCTTGGAACAGCAAGGATGGTACGTGCAGAAAACCGAAGGACGCTCACGCAACGGATTTCCCGACGTGACCGCCGTTGACACGCTCGGCAACGTATGGTTCATCGAACTGAAACGCACGGTAGGCAAGCCAAGCCCAGACCAATGCCGCGAACTCAAAGCGCTCGCAGAGCACAACGCGAACGTCATGCTCCTATACGGCATGAAAGCCGTGGACACCATGCTGCTCTACGGAAACTGGGTTGACCTGACGAACATGTACCACGACATCCTCATCGTCGATTCGAAGGGAAAAATGAAATGGACGAAAGAAATCTGACATACCATGTCTTCCAAGACCGTGAAACATGGCTCAAAGCCCGCGAGGAGACGATAGGCGCATCCAGTCTCGCGCATTTCATCGCCTCTGGACAACTGCCATCACCCCCGCCTGACGTTCCCGCCGTACAGTCGGCATTGCAGTTCGGCAGCATTTGGGAGCCAATGCTCGTCAAGCTGTATGCGGAGCATCTACAGCTCGCCATCGTCGCCAAGAACACTCCGGTCGAAAAATTGGAGAACGGACAGCTCGCATGGTATGACAACAGCTTCTACACTGACGGACGCCTGCACGTCTCGTTGGACTCCGCATACCGCGACCATGGGGGGCTGCTGCACACCGTCGAGGTGAAGACGGGAAGCAAACCGTCCTACGCGTTCCTCTCCACGGAACAGCGCAACCAATATTCCGCACAAGCGCAGATAGAGGCCCGCATGATGGACACGGATTATGCGGAAATCATCTACGCGCAACGCCCCCCGTCATGGGAGACGCTGGACGCCGACTACATCACCGAACGAATCAAGGGAACGCTCGACATCGTAATCGTCCCCGACGTGATGGATGCGGGCGCATTGGAAAAGCATGCGGCGGAATACGAGCGTGCGGAACACCCGGCCGACGCGGACAACGGCGGACAGCAGCTGTTAGCCGAACTATTGGAAGCGAAAGACCGGTACGAGGCGCTGAAGGAAAAGCTCGCCACATGGTTGGGCGAACACCCCGGCGAACGAGTGTCATGCGACGGACATGTCGCGAGACTGGCGGAAACCACGCGCACCACCACCGACTACAAGGCGTATTTCAGTCAGCATCCCGCCGACCTGACCCCATTCCAGAAAACATCAAAGACCACGCGTCTCAGCGTGGTGAAGGAGAAGAAAAATGCATGACTTCATGATGAACTGCCTGTACCTGCTCGCCACCATCCTGTCCATTCTTGGAGCCACGGCGGGCATCCTTATCCTCATCGGTGTGGTCAAAGGCATCATCGACCTCATCAACAATCACGGTGGACATCATGAAGCGTAGCGTGTCCAAATGGCTTGACGGCGACGCTTGGGCTGACATTGAGAAGATGCGCCAGCCCAAGCCAATGCCCCCAGCCAAGAAGAAGAACACAGTCACCCGCTACGCCGACATGACACCCGAAAAAGCGGAGCATAAGCGGAGGATCAAAAAGAAGTGGATGAATGAGAACCACGAGAAGATGCTCGACTATTGGGTGCGATACCGGCAACAGCATCGTGAGGAAAGCAGGGACGCGTGCCGCAAATGGCAGGAGAAATTCAAGGACGAGCATGGCGTATGCTATCAGACTTGGCGCAGATGGAAGCAAACGCCTGAAGGACGCGAGCGCATAGCGGCATGGGAGGCCGAGCACGGGAAGGAACCACAGTGAGGGCTTTCATCTTCGACGAGGCAGGGACAGGCAAGACTAAACGCAGCATGGACCTGCTGGACGATGCGGAACACATTCTCGTCATATGTCCGGCAAGCGTCGTGAAAACCGCGTGGATACCGCAAATCCGCCAATGGTCGCACGGCAATGCGCTGACCATCGAAGACTATCGCAAGCATGGTTGGCTGGAAGACCACCGTTTCCTCGTGGTGTCCTACAATATGGCCGCTAAGCTGGGCGAAGTGCCGGACGGTTTCAGCCTCATCGTGGATGAAAGCCACATGGTGAAGAATCCTAGGAGCGGACGTTCCAAAGTCGTGAAGGGCATCAGCGACCTTGCCAAGGATGTGCTTATGCTGACCGGCACGCCCGCTCCGAAGGATTTGGAAGACCTGTACGGGCAGACCGTGGTCATGTATCCGCACGCCAAGGACAGGATGGCCCTATTAGGCGATTCTTGGCGTACTCTAGGGGCTTTCAGGATGCGATACGGTAAACCATACACGATGAGCGTGCAAGGGCGTACAGTGGTCAAATACACGTATTCCAAGCCCATGGTCGAAGAAGCATGCCGACAACTGCAAAAGCTCGTACTGGACATCCGACGCGGCGGCAATCCGCTACCGCAAGTCGAATGGCTCCCGTCGCCGAAAGCCGAACATGAGGATATGGCGCTTGAACAGTGGACGAACACCCACCAACTCGCCGAAGACGTGTACGCGGCGAGCGCGAGCGCCGCAGCGGTCAAACTCGCCCAACTCGACGACGGCTTCGCCTACAAGACCGAAGACCGTGGGGAATCCTACTGGTTCGGCGCGTCCAAACTCAAAACGGTATACGATGAAGCCAAGAGACGCGAAGACCACACACCACTGCTCGTATGGACGCGGTTCAAAGCGGTAAGAGACGAAATCTACCGAACTTGGACGCCATGCACCGATGCGAAGACATTCCTCGCCATGTCCGACCAAGAACGGGAAGGATACCGGCTCGTAGTCGCCAACCCGCAGTCCATGGGCACCGGCGTGGACGGATTGCAGCGTCTCATGAAAGACCAGATATGGCTCGACCTCCCATGGACATACGCCGACTGGGAGCAGGCCAACAGAAGACTGGTACGACGCGGCAGTCCCTATCAAGGACAGCAGCGCATACTCGTACCGGACACGCCATGGGACCGCAAGGTCATGGACGTGATAGAAGGAAGGAAAACCCTCGATGACATCATCAAGGAAAAACAATTGGGATGAAGTGATGGAAGGCGTCAACAAGGCGATTCCCACCGACTATCACGGGCCAAAAACCCTGAGCGACATCCTCGTCGACCAGCCGATCGTGAAAAACGAAAGCATCTACACGCGCATCGCCGACAACCTCGTCCGTGTGAACGACATGCTCAACGGGGAGAAAGCCAAAGAATACGGCAATCCGCGCACCATGTTCCAGAACATTTCCAAACGATGGTTCGGCTGCGGCGATGCTGAAGTGGACGTGGCAATCATGATGGCCGAACTGAAAATCGAACGCATCAAATACGACCTCAAAAAAGAAGACTCGTATCTGGATGCCATCGCCTACCTCGCAATGGCATTGGCGTTCATGCAGGAAGGGGAAAAGAATGACTAGCGACAACCGCAATGTGACGCGACTAACAGTAGGTCGCGAAGAATGGCGGAAGATAGAATCCGGGGAGACAAGCTTCATCCTCCGCGAAACCCAGTCGCCATACGAAACTGTGGCTTTCATATTCACGGACGCCTTCACGGGAACGCATCTCGGCAACGCCATCATCCTCGAAGAAACCCCGTTCGGCGACTATGAGGCCAGCCCTTGGACATGGAGCATGTTCGCCAAACTCACCGGCATGACCGTGCAGGAACTCAAAGAACGGTTCCCCGCAGAAGCGAAGATGGAAAACCCATCCGCATGCGCGATGTACCTGTATGAAATCAAACCGATAAGCGACAAGGAACTGTTGCAGCGCCTTTGCGACAAGTAAGGAGAAGGAAATGCTGAACGACATCACCATCGAACAGTGCGTTGACCATCAAGACCTCATCCTGCCATACACGGAAAAACAGTTGAACCCAAACTCGTATGACGTGACCTTGCAGGACACCATCATCATCTACGCCAAGGACTTGAAAGGCTGTTACGCGGACGGCGGTGACCACACACTGCACGGCATCCACACCAAACCCGTCAAAATCGACTATTGCTACATGCTTCAGCCCGGACAGTTCGTACTAGGCGCCACAGTGGAGAAAATCAGCCTCCCAAACAATATGATGGCGCGATTCGACGGGAAAAGCAGTCTTGGCCGACTTGGACTCTGCACGCACGTGACGGCAGGATTCATCGACGCCGGATTCATCGGAACCATCACCGTCGAGCTGAAGAACGAGAACAGTTTCCCCATCATGCTGAGGCCCGGCATGCGAATCGGCCAAGTCTCGTTCGAATACCTGAACGATGCGGCGGTGAAACCGTACGGCATGGTCGGCCACTATCAGAACCAGAACGCTCCGCAGCCCGCGGTGGAGGTATGATATGAAGTCACCAAGACAATGCCTTGACTGCGGTCGAGACATGACATTAGAGGAATGGTATCCAGAAATGCTGTGCGAAACCTGCAAGCAGGAAATCGATTCTGCATTGACGGACGAAAACAGACAGGAAGGATTGGAGTATCCAGATGAGTCTTATTAGAGGACTAGCCCACCTCGACCCGACGCTATGCAAGCATTGCCTAAAGAAACTCACCACGAAAGAAATGTACCTGTTCAACGGATATTGTACGAAATGTTGGAGGTTGCGCGGTGGCGATTGAACAAGACTGGCGTGACAGCAGCAAATACTATCTAAGCCCTGAGCAGGAGAACACCGTGAAAATGCGAAGCATCGCACGGTACGGCGCCGACACGCAATCCACCGTCTGCATGGAGGAATTCGCCGAACTCATTCAGGCAATCAGCAAGCTCAAGCGCTTCAATCCCGAAGACTCGACCAATATGGTCGGCAGAAACGAGCTTATCGAAAACCTGTATGAGGAGACGGCCGACGCGCTGATATGCTTCGACCTGCTGGTCGAAATATACAGCTTGAAATCATCCGACTTGCGGCGCATGATAGACCATAAGGTGTGGCGTATGAAGCAGAAGATGGAAGCGCAGGGAGAGAAGTTCTGATATGGAAATCCTGAAACTCATCATCTGCAACGCCGCTCTGCTGGGATTCGTCGCGGCTCTCATGTGGGCGTGTGACGAGTGGGACACTCGCGCCTTCATTGCATACGTGGCGACGGCAATCCTAGTGAATGTGATATGCGTACTGCTGGATGAGTAAAGAGAAAGCCCCCGTATGAACCTTGCGGGGGCTGAGGAGAAACCAAAGGAGGGCTGCTGGAAAAACTTCCAACAGCCCTCATTGTATCACAGTCAACGACACATTGTCAAATACCAGTCGCTACCTGAATCAGTGCCGATGGCGACATACCTAGGCTGGCCCGAAGATGCGCCAACATAACGACCCCACAGGAAGCCGTCCGCATAAGCGCCCCAACCGTCCAGCGCGACCTTCTGTCCGCGACTATAATTGGCGACAACCTTGCCCTTCAACGACGGCTCGGTACGAACGTTCAACGCATCGACAGCAACCTCATACGTGGTGGCGACCACAGTCGGAGCCGGGGAAACCACCGGCGCCGGAGCCGGATTCACCGGAGTGTCCGTACCAACGCCAGCATACTTGTCCCAAGCTGCCTTATCGCCAGCGAAATAGTTCAAATCAAGCGAACCGGCATAACCACCGATATGACCGTTCGACGTGAACTGGCGCATCGGATATGCGATATAAGACCAAATCGAATCGGCATCCTGCCAGCCGACCGCATCCACGGAAGCGTAACACGCCTCCCAAATGCCACAATCATGCCTGGCGCAAATATCATTGATGAACGGGATTTCGGAACGCTGCGCATACACGAGCGGCTTCACGCCGGTCAGCCGGATATACTGGTAGAGGAATTCGTCGAGATAGGCTCGATCGCCCCAAGCGGCGTTATCGTCCGCCTCCCAGTCGACGCACGGCACGAACTTGCCAAGATAACCCTTCGTGTGTTCGGCGAAGAAATACGCTTCCTCCGAAGCGCCGACGCCACGGATATAGTGCATGTAGCCAACCGCCAAGCCACGGGCTGCGGCGGCCTGAATCTTCGCGTCGGCGCCAACCCACACGGAATTCATCAGACCATGGTCGTTCGAACATTCACCAGCGCCCCAAGTGCACTGGACTACAACGCCATCGGCGTCAATCTTGGAAAGGTCAATGTCGGCCTTCCAGTTGCTGATGTCCACAATCCTCATTATTCGGAAACCTCCGTATCCTCAATATGCTTGCCGGTCACCTTCGCCTTATCGGACATTGCGAAGGATGCCGGACTGATTGAATCGGTCTTGCCGCTCGAAGCCACGCACGTCAACACGCTCGCGATAGCCGCGACCAAGGCGATGCCACAGACGTTCAGCCAATCCACTTGGAACAGGCCGACGCCGCCGACCACGCCAGCCGACAATGCGGCCTGACATGCGGTGCGGATTGCACGTTCCAACGTGTCAATCCAAAAATCCTTAGTGAACAACATTCACTGCTCCTTACTGTTGGCGTCTGCCAACGGTTCTATTGTACTCCGCAGCGCGTCGGGAAGCCTCGGCTTCGGATGCTGTTTCAGAAACCCCGGGTCGAGAACCTTGCAGAGTTCGTTCAACCAATGCCCCATCGCACGAATGTATGAGGTTTTCAAATCATCCTGATAGCGAAGTTCGTCGCGTTCCTGAATGAATTCGGCAAGCTTCTCGTCCTGCCGGTCGATTTCCTGTTGCATGTTCAATTGGGCTTCCGAGAGTCGCCAGTAGGCTTCGCTCAGGTCGCCGCGTCTGTTTTGCACCCAAGTGACCGCTGCGACCGCGATGGCGCATAAGCCGGTCACTAGGGCGACGATAATATCAGTGCTCATATGGCACCATTCTAGCCGATGATTGCGATTATGTCAGGAAAGGCGATAAGTGGCGTGGATGGAACATGCCGTGGCGCGACATTCACCTCGATGCGAACAAGGTGCATATGTGGGCTTCTGGCGGTACAGGAAACATCGACCTGCTGTCCGCGAACATCAATCTGACCGGCTGGGGTTCGAAGGTGGTTGTCGGACGGGTAAATAACTCCGCATTCTATCCGGCAAACGTCGAAAACGTCTATGCGCCAACGAGAGACTTCTATCTTCCGACCGTTGCAGGCGTTGCAGACAACGGCAACGTGTACGTCGAATATTCTGGTGGCACTTCAGGGTCTCGCATCGTTTCCACTATTTTCACCTACAATATCGGCTAAGCCCTCCAATCGAACTACGCCAGCTGGAAGGAGAGATTACCGGAGACCCATTCCCCTTTCACGAAGTCACGGTTCACGGTCGGACGGATGTTGATATTGTTGTTGATGACTTGCAGCACCACATCCTTGTTTGATGTGGCGGTATTCAGGTCGAGGCCAACCGCCGTAAGAGAGTCAGGAAGGTCCATTACGCGCGAAGAATCCCAAGCTTTTGCATTACGCCAATCTCCGGCGCGATTGAGCCAGAAGAACCCGCTCGCAATGCCATTGTGGACGGCGCCGCGAATCTTCACGACGTCCCATCCGGCAGTGTTCTTGTTGAGAAGGTTGCTCTCCGTGAAGAGTCCTTCGAACTTCCACTTATCGTCTTTCCTGACATAATCGCAATTATCGGCCACATTATGCAACAGCGTGCCTTCGGGCACTTTGGTTAGAGCGTCACGCTGGGCGGAGTTCTGCACGCGCAGCATGTCGCCCTTCATCGCCGCGCCGATATACATCTGCGTGATGACCACACCACCAGCGGCCGTGTTCGACACGCCAGCCGGAAGCCGCACCCGCGCCAAAGCCAAAGCGCCATCTGGAACGCTGGGAACCACAGGCGTCGCCGCGGCCACTCCTTTCGCCACGCCAAACACAGGGAAATCCGAATCGTCCGACATTGGCGGGCGCGTCTCATGCTGCTTCACATACACCACGTCGATGCGTGAATTGGCGGACGGAGCGGCCTTCAACGGCACTTTCACATCGCCGTCGTTCTGGATAAGCAGCGCGCCGTAACGGTTCAGCACCGCGTTGAACGGATGCACCGTCACGCTCATGGAATTGCTGTTGCCAGTCACGAGATTATCCCGCGAACGGTCGAGAATACCGGCAATCGGCAGCATCGTGGTCTTATCGCAGACGAACAGGCCGCTCATGTCGCGGCGCGCATCCAGAAACGACGCATTACCGGACACTGCGAAGATACTATTCCTCAATGCCATTATCAATCTTTCCTTCCAGCGCCTTCAGGCGCGACTCCAATTCGTCGATACGGTCATGGGCGAGATGGGCTTCATGCACCGCCCACACGCCCAGCATCGGATAGTTGATGCCAACAGGCTCGTAGTCATCATTATACTCGACGAACTGCCCCAAGCCGTTGTCATCCAACTCTTCGGCAATCATGCCAACATGAATGGTCGCGCTATCGCCATTCCGGTTCACGTCGTCGATGAACCTGTAGAGCGTCCAATCGACGGAACGCATCTGCTCCAACGTGATGTCCGGCTCCATGAAATCCTGCTTCACCTTGCGGCTGGACTGCGACGTTCCCATCGTGCCGTCCGACAACGCCCACACGGCACGCCACGGGCCGACCGTGAACAGATTATTGTACGCGTTCGTCGTATGCGTGCCGCCACGGTCGGGAGACAACACACCCCAATTCCAAGCATTGCACTTCTGGTCGATGGTCGCACGGTCATACGAGTTCCTGTTGATGGATGCGGCAACCGTCTGGTCGATGTTCGCGCTGATGTCCAACACCTTCTGAATCGCCTGAGTCAGCTGCGAGCCGGAAGGTTTCTCCAATTCGCGCAGACGCCGACCGTACTCGTTCAGGGTGGATACGAGCTTGTTGGTCGCTTGGGCCGGATTCTTCACGTCGAGCACATCCGTGCCATCCGCCGCTAAGGGGGTGCCGTCAGCGGATTCGCCCTGATGCACTACGATTTCCATTATTCCACCGTCACTTTCACACCGTCGAACACGTCACCAAGGGTGAACGTAATCCAATTCGAGCTTTCATCGGCCTTGATGCCGGTGATGCGCCGCGTATGCGCGCCATCCACATAATACCAGTCACCCTTCGTAGTGAACCTGATGTAATCGCCGACCGCATAGTTCGCGAGCGTCTGATTCACCGAATGCAGGTATCCGCGATGCACTTTCGCCTCAGTGGACGACACCGGCTGCCAATAGACGGCGGCCGCCTCGTTCGCATACGCCTGAAGCGTGCCCTGCCGTTTCACGGTCGAATGGCTGGAATCCACGCTCTCCCAAATCGGCGCTCCCGCATTTTCCAGAACATCCGTGTAGGCCGATACGACGAGCGTCTTATCATCGGATTTGCCGGACGTGAACCATTGCAGCGAGGCGAGCTTGTCGCCATCATCCGTGGCGGACAGGGATGCGATGCCCGGCTGCAAGGCAGACGCGCTGAAATGGTGGGTTTCGCCGCCAAGCAGCGGATGGCCGGTCTTCATATGCCACTCGTACCCCAATCCGTCGGCCGTGCGCGTCGGGAAGAATCCGATGTCGCAACCGTTCTGGTAGTTCGTGATATTCGTCAACACCTCACCCACATAGTTGAGGTCGACCGCCTGATAGTTCGCTTCGGACTTGCCGACCTCAGCGTCCTCCAACACGACCGGCACGTTGCTGTGGGGCCAGCTCATCGCCTGTTCGATGAGATTGCGTGCGACCGTATTCCATGTGACGTTCTTATAGTGCGTGTCGTATTGAGGGTCTGGCGAACCGTCCGACTTGATAAGGCTTTTACCCATCGCCTTCGCAGGAAGAATCGTCCTATGGTCAAAATACGTCCACATGCCTGAGGCAACCAAGGTCAGGACGCCAGAGTCGGCGTCATAGTCGCGTCGCATGAGCGCGCCGCCGACCGTCAGCCCATCATCTTCGGCGACCATGACGGTCTTGCCGATGGCGGCGGTGTTCCTCAAATCCAACAGTCGCGCGTCGTTGGCGATATATTGGGTGCGCGTATCTTCGGACGAAGCGTAGATAGGCACTTTGACGGTGAGCGAATCAGTGTCGTTCAGCTTCATCTCCCACTCGGCAGACGTGTGCGGAAGCGGGATGATGCGGCGCCCTGTCAGCAGGTCTGCGAGATAGATTCTCACCGCCAAGCCTCCTTCCATTCGACCGTCATCGACGGCTTGCCAGACTGGACACCCAAGGGGGTGAACTGTATCGTCGCATCGCCAGAAGGACGGAACCAGTTCTCTTCGGTGAGGAACATGCTCAAATCGGACTGGTTCTGGAACAGGACTCGTTCATCGTCAAAGTCGAACACCATCGTCTCGTCCGGGTTGATTTGACGGTGGAATTCGATTGCTTCGCCCGTCTCGATGCAGTGGATGCGCACGCCTTCCGACAATCCGCCTCTGATTTTCACGACAAGATGCGTTGGCGCGAAACCGCTTCCGGTGATGGCGACACGTCCCGGATTGCCGACCTCGCCTTCAGTCAATGGGTCGGTCAGCGGGTCGGTGATGCCTTCGCCGTCTGTCGGCACGCCGACCGTCTGCGAGCGCAATGGCCCGTACAGGTAGGGGGATGGTGCGAGCAATCCAATCTGGAATCCGGCCTTCCCGTGATACCGGTATTCGTCCACGGTCATCGACCTGAGTTCCGCATCACATGATAATGCGATGCCAGCGCCCTTCTGAACGGTGACTGGAACCAAACGTCCGGCCATGCCGCGGAGACGGCGCATCATCTCGTCCGTATCTTCGACCGTGCTGGTCGCATAGTATCCGTTGATGGTGATGGTGCGCCCATCATAATACGTCGTGCCGGGAATGGCGTTGCCGTCAGCCCTAGCCCAAGAATCCTGCTCGGTCTTGGCTGACGGCAAATCGTCAAAACCGCTCATGGACACCAATGTGAACTCGTGTCCGGCGTCGCCGTAAAGCGTGATGTCACCAACGGTGACGGTTATCGTGCTCAAGGTCTGACACTTCCAATCATCTCATTATTCAAAGCGTATCCGAATCGGCGGGCCACGAGTTCCACGTCACTCAACGGGCTTGCCACCACATTGTCGATGTGGACGCCGCCAGCATACCGCTGGTCACCAGCCGACACCATTCCAGTATAGTCTTTAAGCTGCGGCGTCGACACCATGCCAAGATTGGTTGTGTCAATCTGGTCGAAATCCAACGAGCCGAGCACGCCGTCGACCTGACCGCGCACGAACGCGCCTTGTGCGCCGATGGCCTTGCCGAAGTCGCGCATAAGATGCTCGCCGGACACGCTGGTATAGCCGGAACCGGAGAACGGGCCGACCTTAGCGGGAGAGAACGGGAAGAAGTCTCGAATCTTCTGCAACGCGCCCTTCACCGCGTCTTTCACGCCTTCGACCGCGTTGAGGATACCCTGCTTGAGACCGTTCATCAACGCGGCGCCGGAATTGACCAACCACGAGCCTGCGCCAGCGAACAGACCCATGATTTTGCCCGGAATGTCTCTGATAAAGCCGAGGATGCGACCACCCAATCCGGCGAACGGTCGGGCGATGTTCCCGATAATCGCGGGAACCGCTCCCGCAACAGCCATGAAAATGCTCGGGAAGTTCGCGGCGATGCTTCCAACCACGCTGATGAAGGCGCCCATCAGCGTGGGCAGTCCGTTGATGATGCCGGTCACCAGTCCGCCGATGATTGTGGGCAGCTGGTTGATGATGGCGACGGCGATGCCCGGCAATGCTGCGGCCAGCGACGTTATCACACTGGTAATCGCGGACATCAACGCCGGAATCAGCGTCGGCAGCGCGGTGGCGATGCTCTGTCCGATGGAGGGGAGTGCGGCCACCACAGTGGTGCCCAGCGTTTGGAGGCCAGAAGCCAAGGACGCGCCGAACCCGCTGATGAACCCAGCGATGGCCGCGCTATTGGAGCTGATGGCGCTGAACGCGGCCTGAACGCCAGCCACCAACGCCTGACCAAGCGAGGTCATAAGCGACGGAACCTGCCCGGCGAGCGTGGCGAACAGTGCGCCGAACGCTTCCAGCATCGGCTGGCCGTAGGTGGTGATGAAGCCGGGCAGCTGGGCGAACATGTCGGAGAACGCTTGCGTGATTTGCGGCAGCAGCGTCATCAACGCGGGTGCGAGCGTCTGCCCAACGCTCATGAGCGCGTTGGCGATGCCCGGCAGCGCCGCGGTGACGCTCGCCACCATTTGAGGGAGAGCGGCTGCGAACGCGCTCGCCATGGCGGGCAGTTTCGTCTGGATGCCGGTAAGCGTATTGTCGAGGCTCTTCTGCCATTCGTCGAACTTGCCTGTCATTTGGGACGGGTCGAGCTTGAACAGTGTCTGGAATCCGGTGGTCAGGCCGGTGAATATCGCGCCGGTCACGCCCAACTGGGATGCGATGCCGCCAATCTTGCCGATTGCCGTACCGACTCCTCTCAAGGCCGTGCCGAATCCCTTCAACGCGCCGGAAGACGCTTTCAACGCGGCGGAGCCGATAGTGGCGAAGGCGGCCTTTCCAGCGGACGCCAACGGGCTGAACCGTCCGGCAAGACGCGACACGGCGCCACCAACCGTGGCGGACAGTCCGGCGCCGACCGTCTTCGCGGCGGACGTCAACGGCGTGAACGGATTCTGCCCTTTGAACGAGCCGAAAACCTTTTCAGCAAGACCGTCGAACGGAATCGCCAACGTTGATGCCGCTTCGGAACCAAACGATTTGAGCGCTCCCTTGACAGAGGAAAGCCCATTGCCTACCGCAGACCCGAGCTTGGACATGGTGTCGCCAATGCCGGTCGTGTCCAGCATTTCGTCGAACGCCGTCTTGAACTCGGACGCCTTGCCTTTCACGTTCTCGACTATGGAGAGCACGCCGGATTCGACGTCGGAGCGCATGGCTTCCATCTTCGTCTTGACGGATGCGGCGGCGTTCGAGAAGGCTTCGGCGAAAATCTCCTTGACCGGCGCCCACTGCTGCGCCGTGTTCGCGGCATAGTTGGACAATCCTGCCTTCAGATTGCCAAACGTCTGCATGATGCTGTCGGACGCGGACACGGCGGAACCGACCAAAGGAAGGAACATGTCGGGAATGTTCAGGCCGGTAAGCTCCTTGAACTCGCGTCCAACCTGCACGAGCTTGTCACGGTAGATGTCCGCGCTTTGTCCGGCAGTGTCCAACGAACGGTATATGTCGGAATCCACGACGATGGTGTCGGCGGCTGCGCGAATGTCATGGAACGCTTGGATGAGAGATGGAGCCTTCTTCCGTGCGGCGGCATCCACTTCGGTGTTGAGGGTTTCGAACGCTTTGATGAACGCTTCGGGAAGCGCTTCAGCGTCGGCGCCCATCGCATTCAGACCGTTTTGAAGCAACTTCACATTCTCGGACGCCTGTCCTACGCCGTTCCGCAGGTTGGTCGCGGCCTGTTGGATAAGGTCGAAGCCTTCAGCGCCTTTCTCGCCGAAACTGAACGCGTAGGACTGCAAGTCTTCGAACGCGACGTTGAACTTGCCTAGCGCGTTCTGCGCTTTCGTCGATTCGGACAGCGTTTTCGCCATCGCGTCGGCCATGGAAGCGAGCTTGTCAGTGACTGCGGACGATGCGGACACCGCAGCCCCGAACACGCCGGTGAAGCCTGAGCCAAGCTTGATGAGCGTATCCTTCACGCCGACCAGCGCGTTGCCGATGAGCGGAATGCGGGATGCGAACCGGTCGTTCGTGGCGACCATGAGCGAGAATACGGTGGTGCCGATGACGCCCACCGTGTTCAGCATATCGCTCAAGGAGGATAGGAGGTTGGCGTTCTGCGAGTTCAGGCTGATGAGATTCGTCAACGGGGCGAGGAACTGTTCGACCTGCTGCACGTTGAACGCCTTGTTGACGGCTGGCGCAAGCTGGTTGACAAACGTACCGGCCAACAACGCGGCCGCGTTCGACAATGGCACGAATCCTGCGAGCATTTCGCCGAACGTGTCCACCATGCCCGAACTGGAAATGGCGGTCAACGTCTTGCCGAGATTCGCGGACAATGC